GTAAACGACCGAATGCATCGGTCATCGTACCTGCAGCCGTTATACGATCGGACAGCATATTCACTTCGAACCTGGTGATCAGGTTCGACCCATCTAACTTATTAGTATCTGTCCTAAACTGTGCCATTTACCAAGCCTTGCAAGACCAGTAGCGCGCCTTCCAGCGCGGCCCTGGGTTATCGCAGTTGTGACGCGCGCGGAAATTGCTGCGGCGACCTGGAATATTCTTCTTGATCGTCATATTGGGATCACCAAAACGAACAATCACAACACTACCTGAACCATTTGTCGTATAGACAGCAGATTTCTTTGGACCACCAGGTGTGCGGAATGGCTTATTCAGGGTTACCTTACGACCTTGATATTCGGCCTCGGTGATCTCTAGCTCCTCTTCGACATCATCGCACTGGCAGTTGCCACCACAACCACAGCCTGCGTCATCTTCCTCTTCGACTGAAGGGTGATCAGCGTAACCAAATTGTGCGCGAATGCCTAGCTGCTGAGCTGTCGGTGCATCCATGATCCCAGGAGTGAAATCTTCGGATAGCTCTTTCTGCTCACGAATACCAGCTAGTGCCTTGCGGACATCCTTATACGTCTGTGGTGATTTACCTGGGTCCTTAGCCTCCTGAGTCTCCCACGGTACAGGCGCAAGATAGCGCGCATCCTGCTTAGATTCATTTTGACCAGGTGTGTCCTTCTTATAGATGCTTACAACTGAGTCTGTTCCAGTCTCACGATGACGCGGGTTTGGGTCACCCTCTACGCGAACTCGCTTGTGAACCTTGCGATAGACTATGCGACCATCAGGTAGTTTCTCTTTCTTATACTCAAAGTCGGCTGCGCGAACAATCTGTCCGAATGCTTCATTGACAGACTCCTTGCGAACTCTAGAAGCTAGATCCTTGTCAGCGCCACCCCAGGTACCCTTACCCTTCGTGATAAACGAATTGACGCGCGCATAAGCCCACTGTTGCTGATTTGCACCAGGGCGATGACCCGTCTTCCATGCAGCCATACCACGATTATAAACCTGACGAAGAATGCCAACCGGGATACCAGACTTCTCGGCCTTCTTAGCGAGACCTTGAGCGGCCGCTTCTTCGACCGAAATCTTTGGCTTAACATGTTTAATTAGTTTACCAACTTTACGATCTTTGACTGGGTCTTTACCATTGTATTCGTGTGTTCTAGTTTCATAGTGATCCATACCATCATCATCGAGGTGACGTACACTATGAGTTATCTTTGAACCATCAGAGGATACATGAATGGACTGCGCCCGCCCATGCTTATCTTCTAAATGCTTTTTGACATGAGCTGGGACCCTCCAGCTCGCATTTCCGTCCTTAGTTGCTTCTGCAATTCGCTCGACTTCTTCACTGCGCTGCATCATTTTCTTGCGGAGATCCTGAACCTTCATTGCTTCGCGCTCCCTATCGTGCTTTCTATCTAGAGTCTCTTTTTCTCTACGTTGTTTATCCGCCACTAGCTTTGATGGCATGTCTGCTGATTCAAGATCATAGCGTGATGTTGGTACTGCGTGTCCTAATGGCTGCACCGTCGGGTCCAACTGAAATGGCACTACATTCTTGAATAGATTTCTATAGCCTGCGGCCTCTGAGAACTCTTCAAACTTCTTATTGTAAGAAGCAGACAGATATGAATATCTGACAGGCAGCTCAGGTGGATTGAACTGCACATCATTTGTATTGTAGTTGTCACCAAACTGCTTGCGATACTTCAGAGTATGCACGCTAGTCTTTGTCTTTTTGTTATCACCAGGTGCCGACTTATATGCGCTCGGGTCGCTATCAGACATCTTTGTCTGTCTGTTGAATTGTGCAGCGCGAGCAGCGGCGGTGCCTTTGCCTAGCCCAGCAAAGTATTTGCGACTTTCCAATGATAGCTCCTTGTCACCAAGATCGGCGCGTGCTGACCATAGTCTTTGTAGATCGCCGCGCGCACGTAGCAGCTTGTAAACTATATTCTCGACGCTGTATTCACCACCCTTAGCAAGTCCTGAGCTACGCATCTGACGTAGCTCGGCTAGTAGTGACTCAATCTCTGTTGCATCATTTGATCTTACGGCAGTATCAATCTCATCTTTGTATTGACGATACTTGCTGCGAACGCTAACGTCATCCATTGACGGCTTCTCATTCGTTGGGTGCTTGACCCACTTGTCATTCATGATGCTATAGACACCAGAGCTAACCGCTGGCTCCTCAGTCGGCTCGATGTATAGCTCGACCTCAAACCCGCGAATGTGAATCTTATGTGTCTGATTCCACAGACTCTTCTTTGCATCAAATAGCTGGCGCATGTATGCGCGCATTGATGCGCCACCCTTTAGCTTCACAACAACATGCAGATCAATGTCGCTATGCTGCGTATAGTGATAGCTTGCATTTGAACCTGTGAAGACGATATCTTTAACGTCAAGCGGTACACCAACAAAGCGAATGAAGCTGTCAGCAATCTTGCGTAGCTGAATGCGCACCTCAGGCATGAGACGATCATCTGCGAACAGCGACGGATTAAGCTCATCATGGGTACCGATGGCTTCGCTTGACTTGGGTTCGTCATCACCGTCTGGGTCATCTTCACGCTGTAGAGATAGCGCGCTCTCAGGCGGTACGCGATCTGCTGGTGTGAATGCTGATGTGCCACCACCGAACATGTCATATTCCTCAACATGACCCATACCAGTGCGCACCATCTTCATCACCCTATGTGCCGATGAGCGTAACTTTTCTGGTAGGCCTGACTTGAAGCCTTCGTGATTGTTGTTCTTTGCATGTTCGCGCATCTTGGATGCTGACATACCTTCAGCGCCTTCAGCGTCCGGGTCACGCTCGCCCGCAGAATGAACATGAATCTTGTCAAAGTGATATTCTTTTCCGTTGTAGCGATGCAGAAGCTCATGCATTTCTTTGTGGCGATCACCACCGACAACAACGTGAACCTTTTTGCGCCCCTGCTTGTGCAGATGCTTCATCACATCGATGATAGTCTTATGTGGCCCAGACTTGACAGAATCACCAAAGGCCTTGCGAGCAAGCCCGACCTTCTGCGCGTGGGAGAGTGGGTTCTTTTTGCGATCCTGAGTGTGAGATAGGTGCACCTCGGCATCTGCGCCGTGCTTCTTTGCTGTAGAGTGTAGATGATCTACTAGCTTCTGGTGACCTATGGTCGGCGGGTTCATACGTCCGAACGTAATAGCAACAGGCTTCATTTACCCTCCCACGCACTGGTTTTCCGTGGACTATACAGTGCTTCCCTATTTAGGGATTTTAGCGCCTTGTGGCTAGTAAATTAGCGCGACTAAATTCACCGCGGTCAACTAGCTTAGTCGGTGCGCCATCTTTGATTGCGACAAACCCTTCCGGCTTTGCGCTCTGCCCACCAATGGTATGCTGAAATGGTCCTGGGTTAGATGACAGTGCACCAACCAGTACATTCTTAGCATTTTGCAGATGATGATGCACCTCAAATGCACGATCAATATGATGCGAATTTGCATCAAGATGATCTAGCGCATCTTTCAATTCTTGCTGACGCACCGAGCGAGCTTTGTCTGTCTTTAGGGTGGACATCGCCTTTGCATATCTGGTAGTAACATACTTCTTCAGCCCGTCAGTTGTGGGCTTAGTACCTTGACGCACTGTATCATTAATGTACATCTTAATATGTTCGCGGTGTCTCTCTACAGCTTTGTGTGATGCTGGCGTCATTTGAGATGCAGCAACCTTAGCCTTTTTGATGTGCGATTCATATTCACGCTCTTGTGCAGTAGTATAACCAGTACGCTCTACTGGGTGCTCAACCGATATCATATGCACGTCATTATGTTGCTTGAATGCGTTCTCGTCAGGATCGAATGACGCCTTCATTGTCTGTAGTGTTGAACCGGTATAACGTGTATGAACGGCTACACCTATTTTCGATTTAGCAATTTTCTTTCCGATAGAGCCATCTTTCGGTGTAGAGTATGTGATGGTGTTAGGCTTGAAATTGAGATTGTCACCTTGCTCTTTTACATCTTCAGGTGTGTGCATAATATCACCCTGAAACACTTGACCCTTTGGTGTGACCTTCGGTAGATGGGCTAGTGCAGCTTTTAGCTTTGCGACAAGTCCAGGCGCATGACCATGATTGGCTACAATATCTTCGTCGGTATAATTCAGCTTGGGTGTGACATTGAATGCAGATTTTGATGCGACGAAAAACTTCTTGTTCTCTGGATGATAACCGAATACGATTGATGGTGACCCATCGTATTTCATTGTCACCTTTACTTTGCTATCTTTTCGTCTTAGCTGATCGTGTACGCCATTTAGCGTATCAACTGCGTGCTTGAAACCCACTGCACCAAGATTGATATGATGATCCTCAGCATGTTCTAGATGCTTTAGCTTGTCATCTGATGCGACGGATTCAGCTAGAAATTTTCTAAATTGTAACATTACCACGGGTCTCCCGAAAGCTTCATAGAAGACGCCATCTTTTCAGATTCAAACTTAAAACGAATTTTCATTATTTTTTTCTCACCAGCTTTTACACCTATGGAGTCATTCCCAACCTTTTCTAAAGTTACTTTAGATTTTTGTAATGCATTTAATTTTTCATTTTCTGTTGGGTCCATAACAGTTGCAGCATATGGTGGCTTACTGCCCTGACCAGTAACTTTAATATAAGGCGGGTACATTACATCCGCATCCATCCAATCTTTGGTTAGATATTTTTTTAGCTCAGGTTGATTCATTTTTAACATTCTAGCTAATAAAATATCTCTGAGGCTTGAAAGAAACTTAGAACCAATTTCTTCAGTTTTTTGCTTTATACCAGCATTTGCTCTTATATAAGCTTTTCTTTCTGTTGTGCTTTCTGGTAGTTTAAATTTTTTAATTGTTGTTTCTAAAACCTTTTTATATTCTGCGGCAAGATTAAGTTTTAAACTTGTATCCACAGTACCGACACCAGGATTTTTAAATCCGATATCACCTTTTGTTTTTGTTGCTTTCGCCGAAAGCCCGAGAAATCCATCATTTGGACCACTAGTAAATTTCACTAATATATCAGTTGGATTTTTACTTTGATCTACAGGTCTGCCTACAGCAGCTTGCATTGATCCAGGCCGAGCGGTCCACCAAACCGTTTTTACAGTACCCGAATAGCCATTTTCCTTTGCCCATTTTTTAAAGGCATTTGCCATAACTTCAGCTTTACCAATGGCATCGGTAACCTCAGGAGCTTTAGCCTGCTTTACTCTATTATTAAATTGTATCTTGGCTTGCTCATCATACCATTTTTTATTGGCTAGAAAATAGCCAATTTGAATTTCATTGATATCTGATAATATTGTATTTTGAGTCATAATGGCTACTCAAACTTCTTCATATAGCCTTCGATAAACTCAGGCGGAATAGGCTTCTTGAATCGAACTTCTGTGGCCATATAATATTCTGAGTCGGACTTCTCAGGATTCTTTGCTACCCATCTTGAATATTCATTTCTGTCCATCATGCGCTTTTTAGCATCACCCATATTACCACGTAAGTCGGCGTCCATATTGCGCTCGGCCCAATCGGCGGGAACCTTTAGCTTCAATACAGCGCGCTCACTATGGGGTGTATTGGTGGCTTTGGCGCTAGTGCCTCTAAAATGCGCTTCACCACCAGCACCGGACATTGCAGCATATCCGTGGGCGGTGTGAGCATCAGGGGTTGTGGAATACATTCCAGTGCTGGGATCAGGGCGATTGATCCCAGACTTTAACATGGACTGAACATTACGTTCATGAGTACCATGATAGAGGATATAATGGTCACCCTCTCTCCACCATCCGCGACGCTTCGTCGTCTTATCGAATGGTAGTCTCTTAGCTTCTACTTGTTCTGTTAACCATCTTTTGAACGACATGGCCACCTCTATATTCTGTAGCCATATTTATGAAACCTTTAGCTCACCATCAACCATGGTTAGCTTGATAGCTAGCTTATTAGAACGAGTATAGTCACGCCCTCCATCGATAAATGCAGAACCATCGCTGCTAGTGCGATAATCGTGACGATAACCACTCACCACAATCTCACCGTTATCTGCAACCACACCTAAGATTGGGTCGGAGAAAGCGGACTCCGCATTGCAGATATAGGCATGACCATCATGACTAACATATACACCGAAATAGTGGCTATGCGATGGATCCTTTAGCACAGGTTGGTAGAAAACCTCAACCGGGTGCAGACTCCATCCGCCATCTTTGGTCTTAACAGCCCAAGCACCAATATACTTGGCATTATACTTTTGTTCTACAACCTCAGTCTTGAGGCTGTCGTAGAACTTCTCAGGAAGTTTGATATTCATCGCTCGACCAAGCTATAACAGAAAAAGGCCATCGGACCCACAGGAAGCGAATCAAATGCACCAGTATTACCAATTCTAGCCATCGATTCACACTCTTGCTTATTTGAAGCATATAGCGCAATTAGATTAGGCTGAGAACCCTCAGAAAACATCACACTTACAGCTATCAAAACCCACATCATCTATTTGATCTCCACAGATATTTGTCATTACCAGTTGCTTGTGCCCACCTATTGAGAAGAGGCTTTTCCATTTCATAGGCCTCTTTTTCCCAAGGGTGATCTTCATATGAGACCTGTTGGCTATCAACCCTTTGACCTTTCCAGGTCACCAGATCAGCATTCATAATATGATCATATAATTCACGTCTGGCAAATTGCTTGACGTGAATTAGTTCATGCGCCAAAGTCTTTAATGTTCTCTTGCGGGATGGGCCCGCATAGAGACGCACAGTAAATTCTTTTGGACGCCTATTGTCATCAGTCCATTCACAGTCACCGTAGATACACTCAGACTTTAGCAGATCCTTCACCAGCTTTATTCTGATGGTTAGGGTATCTGATAGACGATGGTTCATCAGGTCACATACCATCCATCTAGCCGCATTGCGGACAAGATTTCTATAGGCCCTATTATGGCCTCGGACGGTAATACGTGGACCTGATTTGACCATACATTTCCCTATTGAATAAGGTTATTGTATCAGGCACCTGTCACATTGTCAATGGCTAAATGTATATATCAACGCCACTGTTTCTTAGGCGGGAAATACCATTCAGGCTCGACTGGTTCATCAATGGCTTCTTTTTTGGCTCGACGCTCGCGGCGCTCATCTCGCCAATCACGATTGTAATCTCTACTTTCATAAAAGCCATGATCATCGTCATCATCATAACCACTACGTTCATTCTTACGACTCTTACCCATGTTACACCTTTAGTCCCGAGAAATCCTTTCGACCCATCTTTTTGGTCGTCCAGCCCATCTTATCTTCCTCATCACGGCGCTGACCAAATTGGGTCTTATCCATGACGGGACGATCCTCCATGATGTCTGCTTGGGCTGATTGCTCAACATCATAGAGCCGCATTTTTTCTCTATCGACACCGATGACAAACCTACGATTGACCGCAGGGTCGCTGTATCGATTCTTAAGCTGCTTGACCATAAATTGACTAAGGTCTTGAAGTTCCTCGGTAGAAATTAGCGCGATCATGAAATCTGATGTCGCGGGAAGACCAAAGGATTCTGATGTGTCGGTAATTTCAACATCGGAGCTGGCATAACCGCTTCGAGTTGTCTGTGTTGCAGATACAATCGGTAGGTTTCGTTCAACGGCCAGACCTCGAAGTTCTTCTGCTATAGACTTGATGTAGGTATAGCTATTCACATTCGAACCTGTCTTGATACGTGATGACATGCAGATATTTAGATAATCGATGTAGATAACGTCAGGTACGAATGATCGCTTAAGATTAAGCTCGTTAAGAAGATGCCGGAAGTGACCAGCATGTGCTGATGCAGTCGGATATTCTTTGATGATTAGCTTGCCGGTCGTCTTTGCTCGGATACCAGCAATCTTCTTTTCGTAAAGATCGCGCGGTAGCACCTGCAGGTCTGGAATCGGTACATTGAGAAGATTTGCATCGATTCGCTCGGCAATCTTTTCCTCGGCCATCTCCATTGTGATATACAATACGTTCTTACCAAGCATTAGATTGGCTGCGGCCATATGACACATTGCAAGTGACTTACCGACACCCGTACCGGCAAGAATGATATTCAGAGACTTGCGCGATAGACCACCACGAGTAATCTTATTCATTAGCTCAAGGTCGAACGGAATCTTTTCTTCGACACGATGATAGAAGTCATATCGATCAGTGAAGTCATCAATGAAATCATGACCGATATGTGCATCAAAAGATACGGCCAGTGCATCAGTAAGAATTTGGGGAATTGAACCCTTCCCCCGATCCTTGTCCTTACCATCAAGAATAGTGATGCTGTCCATGATAGCATTATAGACAGCACGCTCTTGACAGAACTTCTCAGTTGCATCAACCAGCCAGTCCTTGTCCACAGGATCAGGTGGCGTCAGAGAGTTGATGGTGTCAAGAGCGGCTTGATGCTCCTTGTCACCGAGCGATTTTACACTGTCAATCTCGATGGCAAGGGCTTCACGGCTCGGTAGAGAATTATACTTCTCAACAAAGGTAGAGATATTAGAATAGATTAGCTTCTCAGCTGCATCATTGAAATACTTCTCACTTACGAAAGGCAGAACCTTGCGCGCATATTCTTCATCATGAACCAGATGCCTCAGCACCGTCGTTTCGATTCGCATTGTTTATCTCTGCAGTTGTTAGCACTACGTGATATAGAATTGAGGCCAGCACATGCTCAAAGTCCTTGAGCATGGCTGGGGTCTGTTCCCAAGTAGAATTCAGAATCTTATAGGTGAAGGCAAGAACAGCATTACCATCACCATCATCCATCTCATTAACCTTGACGGTATTGAAATAGAAACCCGTATCAGCAAACTTACCGTTTGTAATACGAAAGCATAGATGATCCTGCATAGTCGGCTCATCTATGACCGTATATTCAGCTAATGGCTGATTCGGTATCGACCTCTTCATCTTCATTCTCCGTCATCTGACCTTGACCATACTTAAACTCTTTACCTGCCGCGGCATCAATCGCATCAAGCAAACTCGTGGTGAAAAACCTCTCGGGATCTTCTTCGATCTGCTTGCCATAAAACTTACCACCGTCTGGCATTTCAAATCGATTAGACACCTTCTTGATTATACCATGTTTCTCAGCCAAGTCAAGGAGTCCATAGTACCTATTCAGGCCGTCATCATAAGAAAGTCTCACATCAATTGACTTGTTCTCCTTAGTAAAGCGACTCTTGGCCAGGCGACAATGAATGATGTTGCCCACAACTTCTGTACCGTCACGATCCTTCTTCTTGGACAGAAAGAGAATTTGCGAGGCTGCATATTTCAGACCTTCGCCACCACCCATATCCTTAGTGGGAACATATGCGCCGATCACATTGAAGATATGATTGGTCACCAGCAGCGATACATTGGCGCGCGCCAGCTTAAGAGACAGCGCACGGAATGCACCACGAATAAGCTGCGAGCGAGTCATGTCACGCGTGTTCTTACCCTCAGAGATATCTTCCATCTCTTTCTCAGTTGAAAGCTGACCAAGCGAGTCAAGCACCATGAGCATCTTCGGGCGTTCCTTCTCAGGCACCTTCAGATAGTTATCAAGAATACGCATTGCATGTGTGCGGAAGCCCTGTACAGTGGCCTGCTCAGAGATAACCACGCGGCGCGGGTCGATACCACGCGCGACAAACATCTCCTTGGTTACAGCAGCTTCGGTATCATAATAGATGACACCAGCATCAGGATTGTCCTTAAGGAATTGCTGCACAAGACCAAGAACGAAGAACGTCTTACCAGTTGCGCTCTCGCCAGCAAATACTGTGATCTTGTTATTAGGCACACCACCATAGATGCTACCAGAT